GACCAGCGTTTCAGCGAAGATGCGGGCGATCAGCTCAATCCGTGCTGCGGCTGCGTTGGCCGTTTGCATCACTTCCGCTGCGGTGCGGTCATGGCGCAAGGCGTTGCCGTCAATGCCCTGCATAGCCCGGGATACACCTGTGCGCTGCTCGCGCATGTGGTCGATGTACTCCAGCATCGGGAACATCTGGCCGCCCACCCACGGGGTAACGTGCTCCTCAATGGCCCCTGCCACGCGCTGACGCAGAAGGCGACCAGGAGCCGAGGTCAACAGATCATCGAGGTTCGCCATCGGCGAGCCTTGCGCGTCCGTCAGCACCTTGGTGCGCGGATTGTTCGCCAGTACAGCACTATTGACCATCTGGCGCGTCAGTTCCGTGCGCAGCTTCTGAAGGTCGCTCACCGTCTCGGCAACGCTCATGCCGTCCCAGCGGTGCGGGTTCAGAATGGGGCTGGAGGTGGCGAACGGGACTTCCTCGGCTTCCTCGTTCTTGAGGATCTTGTTTTTCAGGCGGTAGACACAGCGCCGCTCGGCCACGCCGTCACCGTCGAAGTCCACCAGGACATACTCGATGCGCAGGAAGCCTTCGGTTTGGCTTTCGTCGTCGCTGTCGATGCGAGAAGGCTGGTTCAGCGCCTCATGCTGGCCCACCCGGCTATCACGCAGGGACTTGTCGGCACTGACGTTGGCGGCATCCGAATCGCCGAGGTCGTCAGCCCTAACGTCCGTGTACCCCATCTCATGCAAGTCAGAGAGGGTCACGCGCAGGTTACGGGCGACGTAGGGGCAATCGGAGAGCATTGGGCTCGTCCAATCACGCTTGATCAGCAGTTCCTCAGGCGGGAACGCTTCCACCTTGACCGAGGTCTTTTCCTCGTAGTGGGCAATGCGGGCGTCGTACACCGTGACGAGTGCAGGCTGGCCCATCTCGTCCATGCCCTGAGCCTGCGTCGGGGTCGCTGCCTCGATCTTGGCATCCTTGCCCGCCTCGTCCAGGACGAGTTGCAGCATCTCGACGGACGCACCCTTGACCGGCGTGACCGTCTTGACGCGCTTTGTCTCCTTGCGCCACATGACAGCGCAGTTCTTGACCGTCAGAGCGTCCTTGAACGCCGTATAGAGCGTCAGGAAGCCATCATTCTGCTTGTAGAAGACGTAGTTGCAGGCATCAGTGGCCTGCTCTGCGCCCTTCACATCCTCGGCGCGGGTCGGGTCGAACGAAACAGCCTTGTCGGTGCTGGTGAAGATCTTGAGCAGCGCCGGGAGAATCCACTCCACCGTGTCCTGTACGTCCGAAGTGACGATCTGCGACCAGCCATCCTCTTCCGTGCCGTAGGGCATGCGGAAGTATTCCTTCATCGAGGCTTCGCGTTCTGCCGCGAGTGCTCCCCAAGTGAAGGAGGCCGAGTCATCCTCCTGCGCCTGCAGGATGGATAGCAGGCGCTCGTCGTCCATCTTTGCCATCAGTCAGCTTTCTTGCGCTTGGGCTTGTCGGCCACTTCGGGCACAGCCAGTTCAGCCGGGCACTTGCACTCTGCCCGAGCAAACACCTTCTCCAGCGCTTCGCAGAACCGCTGCTGGTCGGGATGGTTCACCCGGCTCATCGCGGTCAGGCGCAGAACGTGCATGATTTCTTCGGAGGTCATTTCGTGATCTCGCAAGAGAATTTGACCCACCCTTTAGCGTGCCCAATAGCTAGGCCAACGACGATGATCAGGACAACCCCGCCAATGATTTCGAGAATGTTCAAGCTGTCACCCTGTTTCTGTATTGAATCTTGGCTGCCGGTCCCGGCTTGGTCACCGCGTGCCGCTTCATCATGTTTGCGTAGCGGGTTGCAGACATCAGGTCGTCATCGAGCTTCACAATCTTTCCATCCTTGCGGTGGTACATGCGGAACTCCTCGAACCAGTCGTTTAGGTTGCTAAACACCTTGAGCCGTCCCGATTGCATGCGATCCAGCATGTCCAACACACCAGCCTCAACACCGTTCCCGCCGGTGCCCTCGGCCTCGCCATCAGCAGGCGGATGTGTGGCCTTTTCCTCCAGCATGCTCAACCCCTGCGCCGCGTACTGATCCCTCAGCGCTTGCCCGGAGCCCTTGTCGTGCTGCAAGCCGTCATGCGGCCAAGCCCAAGGCAACCATTCGCCCCACGGCTTGACGGTTGCCGCAAACATGATTGGCGTCTGTTCCTTCTGCCGGTGCGCCGCCGTGACGTAGATAACATCGTTGTCACGGTCCCAAGCCAGCCGGATTGCCGCGCTCGGATGGTCCCAACCGAAGTCAATGCCGCAGATTTGCGCATAGTGGCGCGGGATCTCGAAAGGCTCTACCCTGATTAGTTCCTCGGCAATCGGGAAGATTCGCCCACTTCCCAGCGTCGGTATGCCCTTTGTCCGCGCCTCGCGCTCATGCGCTGGGTAGCTGGCGATGATTGCCGCCCGCTGCTCCGGTGTGTAGTGCTCGGCGTCCTCAATCGTCATCGTCGTCACACTGGAGCCAGGCATCTTGTCAATCACAAAGCGTTTGACCGTCCCTGTCATGCCCTTAAGCGGCGTGAACGTCATAAAAACGCACCCGCCAGTGGCATTAGTACGGGTCAGCGACTCGGTATAGATGTCCTCATCCGGCTCCTCATCGAGCCACACGAAATCCAGCGTCTCAGCCTGGAACTTCTCTCGGCCTTGGTCATAGCTCTTGAAGCCGAGGAGGCTTTCTCCAGCCTGGACATCACCTCCGCCGCCGTGCCGAATCACCAGGGTGTCAATCGCGTCAGCAACGCCGCGCTTCATTGACTTGTCCTTGATGGAGTCCCGAGGGATCGCACCTGTCCCTAGCGCATTGATCCGGCCGCACAGCACACGCTGCACTGAATCCCGCGTTACCTCGCCCGTAACCCCTGCGGCCCAACCAGCCACCGGCTTATCCCATGTTCGGCCTTGCCACCACTCCGGGTAACGCCCCGTCAGGTGCATCGCTGTCTCAAAACCAGCGCTCCAGGTCTTGCCAAGCTGGTTTCCCGCCATCAATAGGCGCTCCCGATCCGTCAATCCCCGAGCATGAAACTCCGCCTGCTTGGCGTAGGGCCTGTAATCACGTAGCCGGTTGCCCTCTTTGCGCCGCCGCTTTTCCTCCAGCAGCGCAACCAGCTCTAACTTATCCCCCCGCTGCAAGGAGCTTGGCGAGCTTGGCGTCAAGTTGCTCCTCCGTCAGGTCGGTGAGCGTCGTCTTTTGGTCAATCTCGATCTTCTCCCCATACTCACGGGGATTCGCCTTGGCAGCTTTCCAGCGGTAATGGCTTGCCAACTCGCGGGCCTTCGCCAGCCCAAAGGTGTCGAGGGCATTTAGCAGCACTTGCTCTGCCATGTCGTCAAACGTGCGGGCCGCCGCAATCCTCGCCTCGCGTGCGCGCGCGGAACGCTCAGGATCTGAGGCGATCCAGTTAATCAGCGTTGCTTGGCTTACCCCGATGACTGCGGCCACGGAGGTTTGCGTCTCCCCGCCCATCAGCCTCTCTGCCACCTCGTCTATGCCGAACTCGTCACACTTCTTGAGCTGATCACCCTTAGCCATGTTCCTTGCGACTCCCTCTCGGGTTGGTCGCCCTCTTGGTTATTCGCCCGTGCCAGTGGTGATGTAAAGCGTCCCGCTCGTACCAATCGCAGCCAGGCGGGTCGCGTTGTTCTTGGTGAACGCCTCCACCGTGCCCGGAGCGATGGCAAGGTCGGTCGTTACAGCGGTCTGAGCGGTCGTACCCCAGCGAACAAAACACACAGCCGTCCCGCTGTTGTAGAGGCGGACAATGTTGTCGGTCGCGCTCAAGGTCGTCACTTCCGCACTCGTACCCGAGACGGTCAGCGAGGTGTGCGCGTTGGGTGCGAATACGTTGCTCATGTCGATTCCTTGGAAATCAGTTCTTTCGCCTGCGCGTAGGTCAGGTCAAGTCGGTAAAGGGTTGCCAGTGCGTTGGCGTAGCGGTGAAGTCCGCTCGGGTTGAGCCTGGCTGACTCTTGGTAGGCTTCCGCCTCTGCTGCCTGGCGGAACTGCGGATCGAGCAGATAGCCGACCACCCAGCGAAACCACCCCACCCTGCGCATCTGCCTGGCGTGGACAAGTTCATGCGCCATCAACACCGCGTCATCCTTGCGAGCTGGCCGCAGCAGGATCAACCTCGGGTGAGGGCACATGCCGTCTACCCCTTTGGGCAGGAGGTTGGTGAGGACAACGCGCGGCGGTTTTGCCCAGGCGGTCATTTCACCGAAAGCTTTTCAATCGATGTCAGGGCTGGAGCACACCGATGCTTCACGACGATGAACCATTGTTCAACGGGTTTGCCGTCGCTATCGAGATCTTGCAGCGGGGACGCCCACTTCTTGGTAGTCCCCTCCTGCACAGAGGCTGCATAGGCTTCGTCGTTCGCCAGGAGCCAGTTATGCAAGCTATCAGCTTTCGCCTGCGCTTCTGCTTTCGTTCCGAAGTACAGCTTCATAGCGTGTCCAGGTAGGCAATGACTTCTGCTTGCTGGAGGGCCGTGTGCGCAACGCTGTAGATGATTTCCTCGGCAACCTCGATATTGGCAAAGGCTGACGCCGACCCGCCACTAGCCGCAAGCCGGAGTCCGCTGATGGAAGATGCGCCCGCATCGCCGCTTGCGGTCGATCCGCCAATATTCAACATGCTGCTAGCCCCGTTGAAAACCGCGCCAACGGATTTCCAAGTACCAATAGGCATTGCGGAGTTCTGTGCAGCATGAATTCCTGCGTAGATGTCCAGGTCCGGGCTTGAGCCGTATTGGAAGATCACGCCAGTGTTTGCAATGAGGCCATCACAGACGTAATCAAACGCCGTCCAAGTCACCTGTCTAAACCGGATGTACCGCGTGTAAGGCTGGTTTAAGGTAAAGGCAGCCGTCTCCAAGAAGTCGCTTGTCCCGTCGAACAGGATTGTCCCTGAGCCTTGCTTGGTGGGCTGGTTTGCGCCCGTGGCTTGGGTGTAGTGATGACCGTTGGCGGTTTGATCCGTCCACAGGCTAACTGCGCCAGCGGAATCGGTGATGCCTACGCCCTTGCGATGCCAAACCACCATGTTGCTCGTAGGCGGGCCGGAACTGCTGCTGTTGCCACCCCCCCCTGCTCTGAGTCGATTCATGGTGTCCTTGAAAGAAGAAAGCCCCGGGGGTTAGCCGGGGCTGAAGGTTTGCCAAGATGGCAACTGCGTTGGGGTGGGGACGCTCGTTGTCTAGGTGGCGGTCG